CCATGCGTCAGCCGACAGCCTGGCCGGCATGCACGAAGCGGAGGCATCATTTGCCGCGCAGCAGTCGCGCATCGAGCAGCCCGAGCCCACCGACGACGACCTGGCTAACGAAGCACTGGCCGAAGCTCAGGGCATTCTCGATGCCGCCGTGGTGCGCGAAGCGGCCACGCCGCCGGCTCCCGAGCCGGTGCATCCGGTGAGCGCCGCCGAGCGCCGGCAGTTCCGGAGCGAATCGCTGGACCTCATTTTGGGCGCGGCGGTGCCGGCGAGTACGAAGACGTACTCGCCGCTGAGCCACCTCGACCTTATCACGTCGGTGAAGGAGCAGCTGGACAAGCGGGGCCTGCAGCTGAAGGACGAGCGCTACACGCAGAATCGGCAGGGCCAGCAGATGTTCGGCCACATGACGGTGCAGGGGCTCAACGGCGAGCAGGATATGTGCCTGGGCTTCCGCAACAGCTACGATAAGAGCATGCAGGTGGGCGTAGTGGGCGGCTCGCGGGTCATTGTCTGCTCGAACATGATGTTCGCCGGCGACTTCAAGGCGCTGGCCATGCACAACGGCAACCTGGTGCAGGAACTCAACACCATGCTCGGTAAGGCCGCCGACCGGCTCGAAGAGCACTACCGCAAGCTCCAGCTCGACTCGGAGAAGATGAAGCAGGTAGAAGTGAACCCGCGCATCATTCACGAGATTCTGGGCGAGTTGTTCTACTCCGAATCGGTGGTGAGCGAGGCCCAGCTGCGCATCATTCGTGGCGAGCTGCGCGAGCAGACCAATTTCGGCGATGGCAGCCTGTGGGATATCTATAACCACACCACCGAGGCGCTGAAGACCACGGCCAGCGGCCTGATTATCGGCCGGCACATCGACGCGCACCAGTTTTACATGCAGCGCGCTTAACCCTCAAAACGCAACTACAACGTGGCAGTCCCCGGCTGATTTGGTCGGGGAAGTGCTACTGCATTCCCTAAACCAATGAGCAAGTACGATTTAAGAACCAAGAAAGGCTACGACTTCTTTGAAGTGTCGAGCGCCCTGCAAAAGTGCATCCGGCGCGGGATGGAAGAAGAGGCGATGTATTGGGCCGTGGAGCTGTTCAACTCCAACTACGTGGAGTACGTGTGGAAGCGGCTGCGCATCATGGCCAGCGAGGACGTGGGCCTGGCCGTGCCGGGTATCGTGGCCGAGATTCAGGCGCTCTACCAGCACCACAAGCTGCAAGCCACCAAGAAGGAGGACAAGAACCAGCCCGAGCGGCTGTTCCTCACGCACGCGGTGCTGCTGCTGGCCCGCGCCCCCAAGAGCCGCGTGGTGGACCATGCGCTGCTCTACCACTGGATGCGGCATGAACACGTGCACCTGGAAGTGCCGGAGTGGGCTCTGGACAAGCACAACGAGCGCGGCCGGCGACTGGGCAGGGGGTGGCGCCATTTTTTCTTTACTGGCACGCTGCTGGCCGACTCGGGCAGCGTGCCCGGCGAGCACGAGTACCGGCAACTGGCGATGGATGCAGTTGGCAGCCCGTCGCCATCGCTGTTCGCTACCGAGACGCCGCCTGAGCCGGCCGCCCCGGCTAAAGTCCTAAGCCTGTTTCCCGAAGCCGATGCCGAAGGGTGACCAGAAGCGCCGGGTCATGCGCAAGCGTGACCTGAGCGAGCCGGGCTACTACGCTTTTGCGTCCGTAGTCGGCCAGCAGCGGCATTTCAACGTGCAAACGGCCAAGCTGCTGGCCGCCTACGGGCTGGAACCCCTGAGCCTGCTCGATGGCCAGGGCCGGCCGCAGCCGGCGCGGCTGCCGGCGGCGGAGGTGATGGAGTGGATTATCGAGGAGAGCAATTGCCCGATGACGCAGCTGCGTACCTTCGTGGACGTGGGCGGCGATGAGCAGCCCGATGCCACGCCCTGGGGCCGCATCGCGGCCGGCCTGGTGAGCACCACCGAGGCCAGCCTGCGGCGCTGGGGCGATGCGAATCACTTCACCCCGCAGCTGCTGCGCCACTACTGCGGGCCGGATGGCCTGCCGCTCGACGTGCAGGCCGACGTGCTCAGCCACGAGAGCCAGGCGGTGGAAGTCGAAGACCTGTGGCAATTCATCGTGGCGCACCCCAGGGGGGCGCACACCTACCAACCCCAAACCATTGGCCACCGGCTGGGTGAGGCCTTCCTGCGCAGCGCGGGCTTCCGGCTAACGTACCGCTACGCCTGCGACCTGCTTGGGCTAATGGGCGGGCAGCAATTGAGGCCCGTGGCCGACGAGGAGCCGCTGCCCTTCTGAAACGACGAAAGGCCCGGCGGGGCCGGGCCTTTCTATCAGTTCACACAGCGGCATCTCAACTCCGATGAATGAGTGCCGAAGGTACGGCAATTGCCTTTGATTGTCGCGCTACTTAGGGGTGTTTTGCCACTGTCTTTTTGAGAAATCGCAGTTTAGGAAACTCATCTGATTGCGTCATTTTCTGAACTTTGATTCGTAGACCAGTTTCTTAAACTCAATCTAGGCAGCAGGGGCAATTCGGTAGGCTAATAAGCGCCCATGAGTTGCCGTTCAGGGAAAGGAGGGTTACTTTGAGGATGAATAAGTTGCTGCGGATTGGCTGGGCCTTATGTTGGCGCTTTGCGGTGTCAAGGGCGGTGTTTTACGCCGTCACATTTGCAGCCGGGCAAATAAAACCGCTCCGGGGACTGCCGGTTTCCTGGGTCTTGGCGTTGAGATATAGCTATTACACGTTTTGCCTATTGGCGTTCGGGTTGGCAATAGGGGCGGCCCTAGACCCGCGAGGCCGGCGCGGGCTGGCCGTGGCCGGTACCAGTCTGGTCTACACCGCGGCGACTATGGTGTTGTGCGGGGCGTGGGCAGGGTCCGTCGACCGGCCGTACCTGTTTTTGTGCATCCTCGGTAGTGGCGTGGCAGGGCTTGTGGCGCCGTGGGTGGTCCAGGTCCTTGTGAGCCGTGCGGCACGTGGCCATTCGCAGACGGATAAAGTCCGCGCATCCTAACCCACAGCGTTCAAGAAAAGGGTAGTTTTTTTAGAATACCGTCGTTCATGCTAAAGTAAGTGCTAACTCGCGTCCTATGGCCGCGCTGAGCGGGGTTGCTACTTAGGTGGCAACCCCGCTTTTATGAAAAAACTTGGAAAGGGCGATAAGCTCGATAAATACCGCTCGCACCTGGTGGATGGCCTCGACCTCAAGCCCGACGAGCTGGAGATGCTGGCTAAATACCGCAAGGCGCACTCACTGCTCTGCCTCGGCTTCGGTCGCAACCAGGTGCTGGCCACCTTGGAGAAGGAGTTTGAGTTGAGTCAGCCGCAACTCTATGCCATCGTGCGTGAGAGCGTGCAGCTGTACGGCAGCATTGAGGAGGTGGATAAAAAGGGCCAGCGCGTCATCTCGCACGAGAACTACAAGCTGCTGGCCAACCTGGCGCGCAAGAACGGCGACATCGGCGCGGCCATCCGGGCGCAGGAGAATGCCGATAAGCTGCTGGGGCTGTTCGAGGCCGAAAAGACCATTATCGACCCGAAGGCCTTCCTCATTCCCATGCCGATGAGTTTCAGCACGGACCCCGCAGTACTGCGCGAGCAGGAAACGGAGGATATTGATTTTGAAGAGGTGAACGATGTCGAATAAGCGAGCCGAAGCATCCCGGCGCGTCTACGTCAACGAAAAGCAGCGCCAGTTCCTCAGTGCCCGCCAAAAGCGGCGCACCTACGTGGGCGGGCGCGGCTCGGGCAAAACCACCGTGGCCGGCCACCAGACGCGGGTGGAAATGAATTACCTGCCTCGCGCCAAAGTATTCCTGGCCGGCCTCACCTACACCCAGCTCACGAGCAACACGCTGCCGGCGATGGAAGCGGCCTGGCAGGCCCATGGCCTGCGCGAGTACGACCCGAAATCCGGCTTCGGGCACTACGTAAAGGGCAAGCGGCCGCCTAGCGACTGGATTAAGCCCTACCAGGCTCCCAGCAATTACGAGAACGTGATTTCGTTTCTCAACGGCTACACCATTCAGATGCTGAGCATGGACCGGGCCGAGCTGGCCCGGGGCGGCAACTACGACGGCGGGCACATCGACGAGTCGGCTTTGATGAAGCAGGACCACGTCAATAAAATCCTGCGGCCGATGATTCGGGGCAACATCTACAAGTTTCCGGATTCGCCTCACCACCAAACCTTCTGCGATTATACGTCCGTGCCCTGGCTGCCTTCGGGCCAGTGGGTGTTCAACACCGAAGACCTGGCCAAGGAGGAGCCCGAAAGCTACTTCTTCCTCGAAAGCACCGCTTACGACAACGTGGCTGTGCTCGGGGAGAAGTACCTGCGCGACCTGCGCAACGGCATGACCCCATTGGAATGGGACGTGGAGGTGATGAACAAGCGCCTCACCAAGCTGCCCAACTCGTTCTATCCCAGCTTCAATGAGGAGAAGCACGGGGTCTGGAAAACCTACTCCTACGTCCACGACGACGAAACCGGGAAGACCCATAGTATCGACTCTGACCGCGACCATAAGCGGCTATTGGAGCTAAGCTTTGACTTTAACGCCGCCTTCACCTCCGTTATCGTATGCCAGGAACATGGCAATGAGTTTCGGTCCCTGGACGCGCTCTGGGTCAAGCAGAGTACCAAGACCGTCCTCGATGCGCTGGTAGAAAAGTTCTGCGATACCTATGAGGGCCACGAACGCAAGGAGCTCCTCATCTACGGCGACCGCAACGGTAACAGTAAATACCCAGGCTCCATGCTTACCCTGTACCAAACCATCCAGCAGGGCTTAGCGGTCCGCGGCTGGAAGTCCACCCTCATGGTGCAGGGCCTCGACCCCGACCACCGCCTCAAGCACATTGCTATTAACCAGCTGCTGGCGGAGAACAACCCGCGACTGCCCATCATGCGCTTCAACCGCAACAAGTGCAAGTTTCTCATCATCTCCATCCAGCAGTCCCCCATCAAACCCGACTGGACCAAGGACAAGCGCAGTGAGAGCAGCAGCATCGACCAAGAGCGCGCGACTCACCTCAGCGACTGCTTCGACAACATCGTTTACCGCAAGTACGGCCACCTCTTTGGCCAGGCCCAGGTATACGCACCGGTCTACTTCCTCGGCCGCGAGTAGCGCACCAAGTACTACCCAGTGGCAATTGCCACTTGCAATCATTGAGAAACGGCCCTGGCACAATTGCCAGGGCCGTTTTTGTTTGCTGGCGCACGACATAACCCCGTTCATATATTCCCTAAAAATTGCCGTTTTGGCAATTACCAAACGCTAAAGGGCGCGCTCTCTCGCGTGCCTCACGCAATAAAAAAACGGGTGCCGGCCGGGCGTTCTGCCTGATTGTCTGCCCCGTAGGCTCAAAACACGCAATAATTTATTTCCGTCCTATTGGCCGGGGGGTGAAAACGGCAATTTGAGTCCATGCAACGGATTCATTTACGCACGGTGCTGGCCGAAATCGACCAGCACGAGCAGGACGGCCAAGGCCGCGCCTTTTCCCTCCAGTATTACAAAACGGACGGCAGCAAGGGCACCAAGCCGGCCGTGCGCAAGAGCGGTCTTTCCGGCATCGGGCCGATGCCCGGTGCCACGAGCGGCGGCTTTCGCTACAAGGTGAAGGAGAAGGGTACGCTTCAGCTGGTGGACTGCAGCAGCAATAAATCCTTTGCCTTGAAAATCTGCCTACTCACGCACTTCAACGGCCAACGCATTCTGCACGGGTAAGCTATGAGACGGGACATCAAAGAAGTAGGCGCGGGGTTGTTTATCCTGCCCGGTGCGCAGGCCTTGGTGGAGCTCACGAAGAGCGACAAGGCCCAGGACGTGAATTTCGGGGCCGCGCCGCTCACAAGCGGCGGGCTCAAGATTGCGCCCTGGGGCAAAGACAACCTGCAACCGCAGCAGATGCTGGAGTTGATTTACAACAACCCATCAAGCCGCAGCTGATAACCACGGCCCGCGATTTCCTGCTGGGCTCGCGGTTAGGCGTGTTTTCGCGCAAAGTAGTAGCGGGTAAAATCGTCATTGAGCCGGTTATCGACACGGAGATGGAGGACTGGTACGAGTCCATCGACGGGGACGCGACCATGCAGAGCCTGGCCTACAACCTGGAAGGGTTCGCCAACTACTTCTCGGTGCTCTCGCTGGCCTCAAAAAGCTACGTGGAGGGCATTCAGAGCTTTGATGCCACCGTGGCCCGCGCCTTGGTGACGACCAAACCCCGGCCTGACCGCTACGCGCTGCACCACGACTGGCGCAACTTCAAAGCCGACGAGGCGCAGATACTGCCGGCCTACGACCCGAAAAACCCGAGCAAGTTTGGCGAGTGCATTCTGCACGGCCGCGACTGGACCCCGGGCCAGAAGTACTACGATGTTCCGCCCTACTGGGGCACCCGCAAGTGGACGGAGGTCAGCAACAAGATTCCCCGCTTTCACAGCTCGGGCCTCGACAACGGCTACAACCTTAAGTACCACATTCGCATCCCGCAGGGCTACTTCGAGCAGTTCGGGGATGCCGAGAAACAGAAAGCGGCCGAGCGCGACCTGATGGGGGCCATGAACGAGATGCTGGCCGGCGTGGAAAATGCCGACAAGGCCTTCGTTTCCAAGTTCGCCGTCGATGCGATGGGCAAGGCGCTGCCGGGCTGGGAAATCGTGCCCATCGACAACAAGATGAGCGATAAAGCCTACGATTCGGTGAATACGCAGGCCAATATTGCCCACACGTCGGGCCACGGCATCGACCCCTCGCTGGCCGGCATCGATACGGGCGGCAAGTTCGGCGGCTCCGGTTCGGAGAAGCGCATCAGCTACCAGCTGCACATCGCCCTGCGCACGCCCACCAAACGCAAAATCCTGCTGCAAACGCTGCGAGCGGCCCATAAAATCATGGGTTTCAACCCTGAGCACCAGTTCGGCTTCGAGGACGTGGACCTGACCACGTTGGCCGAGAATCCAACGGGCAAGCAACAAGTGGTGAACCAGGCCCAGTAGCACGCAGACTTCACTTATAAGCCAAGTTTTATGCTTTTCAACAACGTTACGGAGCTGAAGTCCAGCCTGGGCACGGTGCACAAGAACCTGAACCCCGACACGCTGCTCAGTTTCATTGGCCAGGCCGAAGCCCTGTACCTGGTGCCGATGTTGGGCGAGGGGCTGGTGGCGCAGCTGGGCAACCTGCCGGCAGAAGCGCCGCCCGCGCACTTGGTGGCCCTGCGCGGGAAGTTCCGCGCCGCGTTGGCTTACTACGTGGTGCTGGAGGCCGCCCCGTTCCTGAGCGTAGCCTTCGGCGAGCTGGGTATCAGCGAGCAAAGCACCCAAGGCGCGGCCCCTTCGCGCCAGTGGGTGTACTACAACTTCGTGGAAGCCGCCGCCGCCGCCGGCGACAAGCTGCTGGACTTGGCCCTGGCCTGGCTCGATACCCACGCGGCCGACTATGCCGAGGAGTTGGATTCGGCCGAGTACCGCTCGCGGAAGCGCCTGCTGATTTCGTCGGCCGCCCAGCTGGGCGAGTACGTGGCCACCGCTGGCAGCCGGCGCTTTTTCCAGGCCCTGCTGCCCACGCTGCGCCGGGTAGAGGACTTCGACATCGCCGACCTGTTGGGGGATGAGCTGCTGGAGCAGCTGCGTGATGGGCTGGCCGGCGGCGAGGAGCCCCGTGCCGAAACCCGCAAGCTGCTGGGCCTGGTGCGCCCAGTGCTGGCCCACCGGGCCATCGCCCAGGGCGTGCTCAGCCTGAGCGTGGCCCTGACCGGCACGAGCCTGCGCCTGCTCTCCGACAACGAAGCCGTGCGGCAGCGCCTGGCCGCCCCGCCCGAAGCCCTTTCTGCGCTCAGCCAGCAGGCCACGGCCCACGCCGACCGCTACCAGGCCAAATTGGCCGCGCACCTCGACGCGCTCAGCCCGGCCGCCGTGCCGGTCTCGGTCGAACTGCGTGACAACACGGGCTCGCCCACATTCTGGGTTTGATGGTGGGGCCGCGCTTTCTAAATCTGGAACTGCTGGCCGTGGTGCTGGCCGGGGTGGGCGGCTTCGTGGAAGGTCATATCTGGTCGCCGGCCTACACCTACTACCTGCTGCTGGTGCTGGTGGTGCTCGACTTGGTGACCAACAACTTGGTGGCCGGCAAGCGGCTCGTGCCGCGCAACCTGCTGCTGCGCCTTCTGGCTTACACCGTGCTACTGGCTTTCGCCCACGGTTTCGCGGAGCACGAAAAGGGGCTGTTTTTCCTCTCGCAGTTGGCAATGGCTCCCTTTGTCATCGTGCATATGCGTCGGCTCATCATCTCGTTCGGCAAGCTCGATTTGGTGGACCGCGACGTGGCCGACCTGCTGCAAAAGCGCATCACCCGGGCCGCTGACTCGGCCGCTGAAGCCGTGTCCGCGCCGGAGCCACCGGCTCCGGCACCGATTGAAGAACCCTCCTTACCCGTTGCCCCATGATTCGCTTTCGCCTTGATGGCCGCCCGCACGCTGTGCCGGAAGGCTGGTCTGAACTTACCGGGCCGCAACTGCTGGCCGCGGCCCCGCACCTGGTCGCCGATTCCGTGGCCGCCCGGCTGGCGGTGGTGCGGGCCTGGTGCCCGAAGCTGCGCGCCCAAGACGTGCGCCGGCTCACGGCCGACCAGCTCTGGGACGTGCTCAGCCTGGTGGGGTGGGCCTGGAAGCTCGACGCGGCCGTCCTCACCGCCTTTGAGCACCGGGGCCGGGTGTACCTGCTGCCCGAGCCGCAGCTGCTCGATGCCGTGCTGGTGGAGTACGCCATGGCCAGCGTGTATTTCCACCTGTTCACCAAGCCCCAGCACCCGCAGCCGCAGGCCCTCGACCAGTTGGTGGCCACGCTCTGCCGGCCGGCCGCCGCCGGCCTTGACGAGAACGACCCGAATTGGGATGGCCAGCGCCGGGAGCGCTACAACAGCAAGCTGGCCGAAGCCCGTGCCCTGGAACTGGCCAACCTGCCGCTGGCCATCAAAGTCGTGGTGCTCCACCAGTTCCTGGCTGCTGAGCGCTTCATCCACCGCGCCTACGCCGACCTCTACAAGAAGCCCGAGCCGGCCGGCGAAGGCCCTACGCCCAAGCCGCGCCCGGCCGGCGACGGCACCCAGGCGCTGGAAGTACTGACCGACCTGGCCGAGCGCGGCACCTACGGCACCTACGAGCAGGCCGGTTTTACCCGCCTCCACACCGTTTTTTTCAACCTGGCCAAACAGGCCCGCCGCCGGCGCGAAGCCGAGAGAGACTAAGCCATGATGAAAATTTCCCAGGCAGGGCTCGACCTGATTAAACGAGAAGAGCGGTTCATGGCGGGCAAGTACTTCTGCTCTGCCGGCAAGGCCACCATTGGCTACGGCCACGTGATACTGCACGGCGAGGAGCAGTACCTGTACCAGAAGCTGACCGAAGCCGAGGCCAGCGCCTTGCTCCAGCGTGACGTGGACCGCAAGTACGGGGCCCACGTGGCAAACCGGTTAGTGCGCCCAGTGACGCAAAACCAGTTTGACGCGATGGTGAGCCTGTGCTTCAACATCGGCACGGGGGGCTTCGACCAGTCGAGCGTACTGCGGCTGACCAACTACGGAGCCTTCACGCCTGAGGCGATGACGGCCGCTTTCGGAGCCTGGAATAAAGTGACGAACCCCCGCACTAAGCTAAAGGAAGTCAGC